ATGTTCTGGTCTTCGTAGGCAACGCCGATTGGCTTAGTGTTTACGGACATATCAAGACCCCATCCAGGAATTGGTTACACTGCTGCCGGCAGAATACGCTCGTTTAGTCTCTTTTGCAACATAGGTCCGATGCGCGACCGGAAAGGCGAAGGTGACGCAAATTGCGTCAGCCGCGTCGGGGGACGCCAAACCGCGAGCCTTCATGTCCTTCTTGCTCTCAAGGAAGATGGACCCCTTGCTGTCGGGCTTCATGAGCGGGCTAATCAGGTCGGTCTTAAGATAGCGATCACTAGGTATTGAGGCCGTCTTGAGCCACTCGCGCATCTCGCCCCACATCTCAGCACGCTTGTTGCCGTACATAAGCGGGTTCTTAGCCTTGTTGCCGAAGTTGATGCCCTTGACCTTGTAGCGCTGCTCCTTGAGCCGGTCCACGACGCCTGCGCCCAGCCCGCCTTCGTCAATCACGACCAGAGCCGGATTGTATTCCTCAATAGCCTCGATCACCCGTCCAACCGATTCCATCGTGTCATCGCCGCGAAAACGCTTAATGGCAATAATGTCCCGCCCCTGACGTACAGCAATAACGGTGGCGTCTGCGCCGAAACGTGCCGGATCAACACCAATGACGATGGGGGCTGTTTGATCCTTATACCGCTCACGGTTCATCGCCTCATCGACAACGAGGTTAGAGATGAACTGATCGTCGCTGGCGTTGGGGAACATCCCGTAGACCTCGACGTGAGCCTGGCTGCTGTCGGGGCCATACTCGTCAATGATCTGCTGATACACCGCCTTGTCGGTGCCTTCAACGCTGCGGGCATCGACGACCTTGTTCTTCCAGAAGTCGCGCTTGGAGTTGAACGCCTCGTAGAAGTACCCCGTGTTGCGGCGGGGGTTGCTGAACGCCAGCCAGAAACGGTTAGGGGTGTTTTCGGTAAAGAACCCGCTTGCCACGGCCCAGATGCTGTCGGGGATACCTGAAGCCTCGTCAAAAATAAGCTGCACGCCGTCGTAGTTGTGTACGCCCGCGTAGGCGTCGGGATTCTCTTCCGACCACAACCGGCCCTCGACGGCCCAGTAGCGCGTACCCTTCTTGAGGTCGCGCTCGACCAGTTCTGTAATCCACTTGGCCGGCATGATGCGTGTGGCGGCAACCTCGTACCAGTGGCTGTTGAGGCTCATGGCTAGCCACTTGGTTATCTCGGCCCATGTGACGGAGCGCAACTGCGATTCAGAGTTGGCCGATACAATGGTCGTTGATCCAATCCGCGTCGACAGCATCCAGATCACCAGCCATGAGACGAGCGCAGACTTCCCGATACCGCGCCCCGATGACGTCGCCATGCGGAAGGTGTCGAAATCCACCTTCCCATTGTTCTGCTTGATGTGCTCCTTGAGATCCGAAAGCACTTCCCTCTGCCATTTGCGCGGTCCCGTAAAATGTTCCAGCGGCGTACCCTTTTGGCCCCATGGAAACGTGAACATTACAAACGCCAGCGGATCGTCCTTGATGGCCGGCGACCACAGCCGACTCATCAACTGCATCTCTTCGGCGGAGCTATACTGCGTCGTTTGCACTATCGGTTTCCTGTGGGGTGGCGGCGCTATCCGTCAGCACGGTGTACGGCGCGTCGACGATCTCTAGCACGCGCATGTTGGCCTGCTCAAGCGCTTGGGTGATGCTGATGCGCTGGTCTACGTCGATGTTAATCTGCTGTTTGGCGACCCAGCCATGCTGATGCTTGAGCTTCTCCAGCGCCATCTTGGCGTCGCCGGTTGCGATGGCGGCGTCGACGATAGTGGCGGCTTCCATCTCGCTGTCAGCGCGGCCCTTCATTTCAGCCATTTCGGCCACGGGGTCAAATTGCTGGAGCTTGCGTAGCTCGGATGGCATCAGCCCTGCGGCCAGCGCCAAGCTGTCACCTTTCAGGCCCGCCTTAGCCGCCTTGTATATAGCGTCAAGACGCGCCTCAGTGGCGACAACGGTACGGGGTTCGAAGGCGATGTTGTAGAACATGTCCATCATCTTAGTACCCTTTGGCTTAGGGCGGAAGTCGTTTTGCATTTTAAAAAAAATTTTGTTCGTGATGGCTCCGTACCAGAAGGCCCGGTCGCTCGGCCCTACCCTCCCCCCTTGACAAAAATGTCAACAGCCATCCAGCCGGCCTGGCCCGGCCAGCCATGCCTACCTATCCCCATGGGGATAGGTAGAATTTCAGCACAAGTCAAGGGCATACGGTAGCGAAGGCATGATTGCGACCATATTACTACCTAGCGTAATGATTGCGGCATTCTCGGTCATCTAAATCCAAGTCGATCTGAACAATTCACGGCTTGCGTGGTGGTGGCCTATGCGCGGGGTGTTTGCGCGGGGTCTATGGGGCGGGGAATGTTAACAAGACAGGCTCGGTAACATTTGGGAAACGGCATTCTGGGTCATCTAGGCAATGGCTTTTCAGTCGCTGGCTGACAACGTCGCCATCCTATAGCTATTATATAAACATGTTGTTTTCTTAGTAATATAAACCCAATAGCCCATATGACCTAGAAAAGTGGTTCAAACCCTTATACGCCAAGGGTTTGACGACCACGCCAAAAACCGCCAATCCATGACTATTGCGGTACCGAAAAACAGACCTTTATGAGAGACCTCCCAAAACCCCATTTCAGCGTTACAACGCGACCAAAACATTTTACTACCTATAATGCTTTTTCTAGTCATTTTATGGGTCACGCAATTTTTCTTTGAAATGTTAACAGAAACCCCTTGCGTGCACACAAATCGTGTGCTTTATAGGTGTTACACAAACGCAACAAGGGAACCAGACCATGACCAAAGCCCAACTAAGCGCATTGATGCTCGCAGCCCTAGATGCAGAATGCCGCGCAGAACGCCTAGGCGATGCTGCATCGCTCCTCAAGGCGCAAGAGGCCAGAGACGCCTACCATGCCGCCCTATGCGCCGCGCTACCTTGTAAAGCCCTTGCAGCCTAGTCCAACCCTCACAGACGGAACCAGACCATGACCATCACAGCCACAATCACAGCCACAATCACAGCCGAACTATACGCTCGCGCTATCTCTTGCGCTTCTATCGACGCGCACCGCCCTCAAATTGCTGGCGTTCGTGTAGAACCGCATAAGGATGGCGGAACCATCCTAATCGCTACAGACGGTCATTGCGCCGTTGTCATCCGCGACCTCAAAGGCTTCGCCAGTGAGGCTTTCACGCTAGCCTTGCCCAAGTCATTGCTCAAAGAATGCAAGCCATCCAGACTTGATAAAGAGCCTACTATTTGGATCGAGGACGGCGCGGCAAAGATTACAGGCCTAATGACACGCGATTGGCTTGTCGATATGCCGTTTCCAGACTGGCGCCGCATTGTCCCGCAAACAACGCCCGATATGGGCTGCATGGCTAGCTTTGACAATCGCGTCTTGTCGCGCCTAGCAGGTGCCTTGACGGGCGATAAGGTCCAAACGCTAGTTATCAAGGGCACAAGCGACACAGACGCTCATATCGTGTTTGGGACGCTTAGCGACGCCTTTGGCGTTGCCATGCCAATCCGCGTTGCCAATAGCATCCCCGATAACGACTTCTCACTTCCCTCTTGGCTTTAGGCTCTACATGACGCCCGGTCCGCCGGGCGTCTCACTAAACCCTCAATCCAATTCAATCTCACTCAAGGATCAAATCAAATGCCCACATACAATGGACACAAGAGCTGGAACCAGTGGAACGTCTCGCTCTGGATTAACAACGACGAAAGCCTGTATCGTGAAGCCCATGACCTAGTGTCGCGCTATGGCGTCGCCAAGGCCGCCAACAGGCTAGCACGCGACCTAGAGGGTCAACGCACACCCGACGGCGGCAGGTACAACCGCACGGCCATTTACAACGCCATCGCTGACATTCTTTAGGAGCAAGAGCCATGACCCTCCCAACCCTTCAATCCTGGCCCGACTTCGACGACGACGGCGAGCCAATGTCAGAAACCGTCATAAATTCTGACATTACGCCTATCGCCATTGTCCTAACGGGCAACCATCACGACGATTTCAAGCGCCTAGCCCTAGCGGCGCCCGATATGGTCAACGCCCTCACGATAGCCCTAGAGGCCCTCAGCGCCGTCCCTAACTATCGCGTACCGGGCCATACCGGCGGAAGCTACGCAATCGCCAGCTTGATCGAGCAAGCCTTAACCAAAGCAAAAAAGGCCTAAGTTATGACCCTTAAATTATTAGATCATTGGCCTGAATTTGACCGAAACGACAATCTCACCGGGCGTCGTATAATTGGAATCAAAGCTGACCCCATAGCCGTCATTTTAAAAGGCCCACACCATGTTGAATTTCTTCACCTAGCAAAGTACGCGCCCGATATGCTCGCCGCGCTTGAAGAGGTTGACGCTTATCTTGCGCCGGAAAAAGGCGACGACGATGTGTGGCATGAATTGCGCTCTATGGTTCAAGCCGCCATCGCCAAAGCCAAAGGGGAATAGACCATGACTTACACGCCACCACCCCCGCGCACCCCTTGGCTAGCCCTCGCGGCCTTTGGCCTAGTCGCTACAGGTTTCTTTGCCGGGGTATGGGCCGCGCTCGCATGGGCTTTTATCCTCTGATCACAGAACCGTGATTAACACTTAACAAACATTTTGGTTATAATTCAAACCACGCAAACAGGAGCAAACCAAATGCCAAACTACCATCTGATCGAATCCGCTGATCTTGCCAAAATGGGCATGGTCAGTGATGACGAACTGACCAAAGCGCTAGGCCAGGATCTCGCGGAACACGTTGAAGAATTAGAGGCTTTTAAAGAGGCCGCGTATGACGCACAGGCCAAGGCCCGCGTCTATCAATATCAAGTCATCCCACCGCTACACGCCGAAATTGAACGCTTAAACGCAATCCTAAACGAAAAGGCCTAAACCCATGACCCACGCAACCATAACCACCACCTTTGACCTAGAACTAGAATGCGAGATCGACGGCGACTATTGGCGCCATGAGGATGAATCGGTGCAGGATCTCACCCTGTGCTTTATGTACGCCTACGAACCGCGCCCCAGCACCGCACGGTTTGATCTGCTTCAAGGCCTTGATAGGCCCTCGCGCCTGATCATTCAGCGCAACCTATTCAAAATAGCCGGTATGTCCGAACGCATAATCAAAGACATCGAAGCCCTAGGCGAAGATCTGCACATTGAACCCGACGCTTACGTGAAGGAGTATTGAGCCATGACCGACGATAGCTTGACTAACGCAGACCTTCAGCGCCTTGCAGCGCAAGCGGCACGAAAAGCCCTGTCAGATGAGGTTGACCGCCACTTGATTGCATCCATGCAAGCGCGGCAAAACGCCGCCTATATGACCGACCAAGCCCAAACCAACCGCGCCATTGAGGCATATGAGGAAGCCCGAATGACTCACCGCCCCAAGCCCAAGTTTATCCTTCACATTGACGGCAACCACTTCCACGCCAACAGGCGACGCGCCACCCTATGGGACGTCCTATTCGTGGCCATCGCGACCGCAACATGGCTCGCCCTGCTAGCCTCAATTTATCTGGTGTTCAAATGAGCGAGCACCTAGTCACGTTGCGCCATCCCAGCCGGTGCCGGTGCAGCGCATGGCTTCCAGCCGGATCGACAGCCAAGCTATCCCCTTTCAGCAAGACACCCTACGACTGCGTAGCGTGCCGACCGAGGCCTAAGTCATGAGCTGCCCCCATTGCGTCCACCTCATGCACGAGAACAAGCGGCTGGTCGGTGTCATCAAAAGGCTCAAGGCCAGGTCGCTACAGTCCACGCCTATTACGCCCTTGTCGTTAGGCTTCACAGGCCAACAGGAAACCATCATAGAGGCCCTGTGGGCCGCGCAGGGGGCTGGCGTGACCTCTGCCCTGCTATCCTTCGCCCTTGGCGGTGAATCGTCCAAAGCCAGCGTAAGGGTCCAAATCAACCGGATCCGCGCCAAGCTAGGACCGAACACTATCAAGAACCGTTACGGAACGGGATACTATTTCACGCCCGAAGGCTTGGGCGTTCTGTCAGAAATTATGGGAAAAACAAAATGACGAACGAAGAACTAGACAACGCCCGCGTTAAGGAGGCGCAGCGTTTATTTTTGGATGGCAGCGATGAAAGTCCCACCATTCTTATCGCCGCCCGCCTAGCCCGCGAAGGCTGGACGCCGCCAGTGGCGGTTGATCCTGATTTGGCGGAGGCCGACAAATTAGCTTATGCTTGGCACGTAGGTGAAATTAAAGACGTTCCTAACGTGGCCCTCGCTGCCATCAAACGAGGCCGCGAACTGGAGCGAGCCGAGGCCAAGCCGGGGATGGTTTGGGTTAAGCATGATGGGTCGGATGTGTGTCCGGTTAAGGGGGACACTTGGGTTTGGTCTAAGGGCGGTGGCTCGGGCGGTGGCTGGGGCGTAAGCCCTGATCAATCGTGTGATCTGGCATGGCCCAACGTCACCCACTACACCATCATCACCCAGCCGGAGGAAAAGTAGATGAGCATCTGTCTCGATTGCAAATTTGCAGATTGGAACCGGACGGCAAACGGACGGCTTCACCCAAGCGGCGACGGGAGATGTTCGTGGAAAAAGGTTGTGGCCTTCGCAGCAAGTGTACCTGAGTACCAAAAACAAGCGGTGGATAGGGTGCTAAACTCAAAGGGCGCTTGGCAAATTCGTAGGGGTATAAACGACGGACATACAAAATGCCTCACCTATGTCAGAAAGCCCAAGGAGGACGCGGCATGAGCATATTTCAAACCGTCGAGCAGCTTCAAGCCACCATCGCGGCTCAGGCGGCGCAGATTGAGCGGCTGGACGAGGCGTTGAGAGGCATTCTTTCATGGGCCGAACACATCGCCGGAGACGGTAGCAACCTCACGGAACACGAAATCTGGGAGGAACTGCACACTATCGAACTTGCCCGCGCCGCCCTACAGCCTAAGGAGGGGGAGTGATGATCAATAAGGATGTAGTAATACGCGAAAAAATTGCTCAAGCTGAAACGCTGCGCAAAAAAATTCGCAGCCTAGTCGTAGAAAATTGGGCGTTGAGGGAGGCGCTTGATGATTTGGTCGATTGGATGGACTTCAACCAACGCAGCATTGAAGGCGAATTTTGTATGGACGAGCTTTTGGCAGACGCCCGCGCCGCCCTACAGCCCAAGGAAAATGACCAATGACCGACAAATATGAAAATATCCGCGTATTGCGTCTTGAAGACAGCCCCAAAGATTTGTGCATTGACGCTCTGCTATCTACCGGAGACTTAGTAAAAATAACCTTAGAAATGCAAGAGCACCGTTATATAGCTGGGCATTGGGTTTCGTATGAAGACGGGAAGCTAATATATACCCCCATTACCCCCCTTGAGCGTGCCGAACTCATTTTAGGATTGAGCAACCAATGACCGACCAACAAGACTGGGACGCCGCCGCAGCAGAGGCCGGGTATTTGCCGACAAGTGAGTATGTCAAACGATGGGCGATGGCCCGCGAGGCAGCCCGCGAGGCTCTACAGACGGCGCAAAGCCTACACCCCTCTTTAAGACAGCCCAAGGAAGAACAATGAGCGATAAACCGCCCGTTTACGCATGGCCGCAGGAGGCTATCGACAACATGATCAGGCTCTACCTCAAAGGCGACAGCGCCAGCCAGATCGCCAAAGCCCTAGGCAATGGCCTGACGCGCAACGCTGTTATTGGCAAGCTAAACCGCCTAAGAGACAAGGGGCTGCGCCCTGAGTTGAGCCTGCACGTCATTTCGGTTAAGAGGGCTAACGGCCAACAGATCAACCGCATCAATGCGGCCAAACTGGCGACGCCATACCGGCCCAAGCCGCAACCGGCCAAGGTCGTCCTGTTCAAGGCCCCGACCATGCCCAAGCCAACGCCACCACCGCCGCCAGCAGCCGCGCCAGAGCCGACAGGCATACACGCGGCTATCCTTGCAAACCTCCGCCCACGGGGCTGCAAATGGATCGTGGAGGACTTCCTGATCGGCCAGGGCGACGAGGCGCTCATGTGCGGCGAACTACGCTCCGGCGAATCGCCCTACTGCGAGCATCACCGCCGGATTGGCAAAACCTCGTGGCCTGATCGAAAGGTCGAGGCCAGCAACCGAGGCTTGAGACGCCTAGGCGCATGGGCCACCAAGAACGTCTATGGATCATGAAAAAGCCCCCGCCGGAAACATCCAGCGGGGGCTTCTTCTAAGGAAGACCAACGAGCCTGTTTGAATTAGCGCAGCTTCGCGGTGAAGTCTACAACATTGTCGTCGTTTCCGCCTTCATTCTCCACCATCCGCCGCAGATCGCTTTTGCTGTTCTTGCGGGCAACCTCCGGCGCGGCCCAGATGTTTTTCTTGGTGCTGTAGTCGGTCGAGCTAACCCGCCCTAGGTCTTTCCACCCCGCCTCCTTCAAGGCGTGTAGCAAGGCGTTAGCGTGGAACTTGGCCGTGTCAGGCAGTTGGCCCTTGAGCAGATCGCCATAGGCTTGGAAGGGCGAACCAACCACGCCTCTGGCGAACTCGCCCTTGCGGGCGCGGATCAGCGCCACCAACGCGCTCTCGGTCGCACTCATGCTGTTCTCGATCATGCTGCGCTTATAGTCGGTCTCGGCTGGCGCTTGGTGCGGCGCGAAAGCGGACACGTCGCGCTGATGCAGCCAGGTTGCGATGGCCTCGAAACCGCCCGACTGGTACCACGAGTGCATAGCATCCGACTCTGCCTTGGGCATACGCCCCACGGACGACCAGACGCAGAACCAGCGGCGGTCTTGCGAGGGCAGGCTGATCGGTATGGCGAAGTTGGTAAACGCCAGCACAAGCACGCGGTTGACCATCTGGTAGGGGTGCAAGCCCTTGCGGTTGATCGTCAGGGTCTCCGGCGGCGCGGCGATGATGGGCTTGAGTTGGTTAGCCAAGGCGCGGCGCTGGGCTGCTTCGTTCTCCTGAAGTTCGTTGATGACCATCAACTCGACTTCCATGTCGTAGCCCCACGCAGACTGGAGGCCCTTGTTATCGACGATGGAGCGGTTGCGGTGGTTCGGTCCCGACAAGGCCCAGATGAAGGGTGCCCACATCGTGTCTTTGCCGCTGCCCTCGTCGCTGCCGTGCAGGATTGCGTGGTTGATCTTCTTGTTAGGGTTCTGGATTTTGTAGGCCATCACGTCGAGGCAATGGTTTAGCTCTTCAGGGTCGGGTATCAGCCACTCGCAGTGGTCAAGCCACCGCTTCACAGCGCTGTCTGACACGGGCACCGACAGGTCTAGCTGCGGCCTGCCGTTGATCCAACGGTTGCCGAAGACCTCGCCATCACGCGCCAGCAGCAGGCCATCGCCAGGTGCGTAGGTGACGCCCGACAGGACTTGGGCACCCATCTGCTCGCGGTTCTCGTCGAAGCAGATTGACGCCTCGACCTTGCGGCCTGTGTGGACCGAGATGCAAGGGACGTGGCGGAACAGGGCGTTGAAGTTGGACCGGCTCAGTTCGCGCCGGTTCGCCAGTTCGAAGTAGGTATCGTCCGACAGGATGTAGGCGAAATTCTTGTACCAGTCCGCCTTTTGAAGGCGGCTGATCTGTTTGTGTTCGACCTCAAGCTGACGTGCCTTAGCCTCGTTCGGGTAGGTGTCGTTAGGCTCCAGCTTCTCTAGGGTCTTGTTGTGGATCTCGGCTAGCAGTTCCTCACGCAAGCCCTGCGTGACCTGCGGCCCGCCGTTGTCATGCACCCACTGCAAGAACTCCTTGCTGCCTAGCATCTGACAGTGGCCGTGGTAGCAGCAGAAGGATCGGTCTAGGGGTTTATACCTAGCCTCTGGGTTGCCATCCGAATGGCTGGCCTCGTTAGGGCAGACGATACCCATCCAGCCCTCGGCGTTGACGCCAGACAGGACCATGTTGTGGTCGTTCATCCAATCAACGACACTATCCTTGCCTGTGTCGCGCAGCTTGATCGACCGCAACTGAGCAGTGTCCGGCGCGGCTGGCTCGATCCCGTGAGCCTCAAGGAAGCCCTTCAACGTAATGCCTGTGTTGGGGTGCCACTCGACGATACGCGCCGCGAAGTTGTCGCGGCCCTTCTTGAGGTTGACTGAGCCAGGAATGCGGCAGTTGCGCACCGCGTTGGTTGCGCCCGGGTCGGTATAGCCTGCGTCGGCGATGGCCTTGATGGCTGCGGTGAACTCCGCCTTGCTGGGCTGCTCCTCGAAGACGTAGCCCCACTGGAACGAGCCGGGCGACGTCTCCATGATCCATGTCGGCTTGACCAGCGGCGTTTTGGACTTGGTGCCAATGTCGTCTAGCATCATGAACAGGACGTACTCGACGTTCTCAGCTTTGGCTGCTGGCCTGCCATTTTCGAAGCGGTCGAGGATGAACGAGCCTGTGTTGACGTACCACGCCTGCCCCGGCTTGATCGTGGCCGTGGCGGGGATGAACGACGGAAAGGTAGCCTTGGGCGCACCATCTGCATGATACTGGCGCTCGCCATCCTTCAGGCTTAACTTTTGGCGAACCACAAGCGCGGTCTCGCCCTGCTCGGCTAGCGCCGAGATGTATTCAACAAATTGTATGTGGTCGATGCTCATCAGTCTTGCTCCCTACTTCCCATATCTATCCATCAGCGTCACCTCTGCGCCGAGAGGCAAGCCTCCAGCCCAGTTCGGTGGGGTGCACATCACCCTCATAATATCATCAGCCACCCGTTCTGGGTCGTCGGTCTCGATCACGATTTCGTCGTGAACGTGAAGCACTACGCCAAGCGGCTCTAGCTGGCGCAGGCTATGACGTAAAATGTCATTAGCGATGGCCTGCGTGATGTTCTCGCAAGCCAAGCCTTTCCACAACCGCGCCCTCGGCCACTCCTTGGCATCCTGCGCGGGCTTCCAAGCGGCCTTGGCGTATGTCACGTTGCCTTCCTCAAAGCGAGCGAAAGGATAGCACAGGATGCGGCCCGAAGGCAGTTCGTACCACAGGTGCAGCCCATCGTAGAAGTACGTCACCAGACCGGCCTTGAAGGGCTTGCCTACGTTACGCATGGCGCGGTGATAGCCCTCCTCCAAGGATTGCCAGTAGCGCACGGACCACGGGTTAGCCTTGCGCCAGCCGTCAACCATGCGCTTGGCTTCGTGTTCTGGCAAGGACAGGCCGTAGGCCCGGCCCATCGCCGCGAACGCGCCCACGCCGCCCGCGAAGCCGCAAGCTAGCTCTTGGACCTTGCCGATCTGGCGCTGGTCCTTGGTGACGGACTTGACAGGCACCTTGAAGGTGGCCGCTGCGTTGACCTTGTAGACGTCCTCGCCCGTCCTGAAGAGTTTCAGCTTGGCGTCACCCTCGCCGGACGCCCACGGCGTCACACGAGCCTCGATAGATGCCCAGTCGGCCACGACTAGCCGCTTGCCCTGCGAGGGCGTCAGGGCCGGCCTCAGCATCTGCTTGAGCACGTCGGTCGTGCGGGTGCCATAGGTGGGGACGATCTGGTGGCCGCGCACCATCGCTTGGCGGACTAGTGCTGGGTCGTCGGCGCACTTGCGCGGAAAATTATGGACCTGTAATCCATAGCTGCTTGCGCGTCCCGTAGCGCTGCCTCCAGCGAAAACAAATGCTCCTCTAACACGATGATCTTCCGCGTCCGCGAGTTTCGCAGCGCGGCTGAACTTAGCAACGGACGACGCCCACAGATCGTCCGCGCACTGGATGACCTCGGCAACATGCGGCGGCACTTCATCAGGGTTCTCCTCGGCTAGGGCTAGCAGGTTGGCACGCACGGTCTTGTCGATTGACAGTTTGCCGACGTCATCCTTATAGACGGTGGCTAGCTTGATGGCTTGCGGCCCGACACGCTCCAGCACCCACTCGCGCATCTTGGGCGAACGCACGGACACGACAGCGCCCTCGGTGATCTCGCGCACGAGGTCTTGGATCTCGGTTAGCTCGGCGGATGCGTAGCGCACCGCAGCCTCGGCCAGTGGCTTGTCCAGCAGAACGCCACGGTCGTTGATACGCTCGTTGACGTGATAGTCGGACAGTTCCTGATTAGACAGCGGGCGCTGCGTAGCGGCTAGCGAACGCATGGCGCGGACGTCCTGCTCGCAGTAGGCCACCATCTCGGCCATCAGCGCGGCATCCTCACGGAAGGTGCCATCGCCCTGCGGCAGGCACAACAGCCGGATCAGTTGCTTGCCCCGGTGATCCTTACGCATCCCAGCGCCAGCGAAGCGGCCAGCGTCCTCAAGGTTGCCGGGCGCACAGTTGGCGCGGGCCTGCGTGGCCGTGCAGTAGAACTGCTCAAGGTCATAGTCGATCTGGAGGACGTACCAGAAGATCAAGCGCTCGAAGGCGGCGTTGTGCGCCCTGATCTGCCCCTTGTGGTTCTTGACGCGGGCAGGGAACGGTTGCCCCGGCACCCACGTCTGGACGTCCTCGTCGTCGAAGGCGTAGGACATGCACAGCACGTCGGTGCTGGCGTCCTGCGCGTAGTTGTAGGCTCCGTAGGCTGGAAGATCGCAGCGGCTACGGGTCTCAAAATCGGTCCAGAGTATGCTCATTGGTCATGCGCTACTCGCCGGGGTGGGCAAGCGGGAGACAACCCACCCCGGCTTTCGCTCTCCTGATTAAGCGCTGCGACGGCGGCGGCGCGACGCGTCCTCATCAGGAGCCTCGACTTCGGGGTCGGCCCTCACGTCTTCCCCGGTCGAAGCGGCTTCCCCATCCATCGACGCCCAACGGACGACCTTGAAGATGGGGGTGTAGATGCGGCCATAGGACTTGTGCTGGTAGTGCTCCTTACCCAGCGACACGACGGCCACAGGCTTGGTCTGGTCCTTGTCCACCTGTTCGGCGATGGCCACGGCCAGTTCTTGAGCCGCACGCTTGCCGCCGACCGAAGTCACGGTATAGCGGGCGTCCAAGCCCTCGTCTTCGCCGTTGAGGCACTTCAGGCTGAAGCCAACCTGCTTCTCCCAGCCGCGTTTGGCTCCTGCGGGTGCAGGGTCCAGTTCGGGCAGAGCCTCGGAGATGGAACACATCTTCTCACCGAGAACCTCCCCGTCGCCCCAAGCGATGTAGCCGTGGACGAAGGAGAACGGATTGATAGCCCACAGGCTATCGTCCTCGATCTCGGTCTGGTCCGCGCCGAACACCCAATGGCCGGTCTTGTCCATCTTAAGGATGGTCACGCCAGCACCAGTGTCTTCCTTGATGGCGCGGAGGGCAGTCGAAAGCGACTGAACGGATGGCAGCGAACCGCCGCCGAAGTTGATTAGATCTTTAGACATGACTGTATTTCCTACGACTGAAGTTTGGACAGCGCCGACATTAGCTGCTGTCCGATTTGAACCGCGTCAGGCCGGGGATCACTCGCCGGGGCTAACGTGGAACCTGATGATACGGCGACCACTAGGCCGTCCGCAAATGGGATTTTCACCTTCTTGAGCAGCTTCTCGGCTGCTGCTGGCGAGATGATCTTTTCTTCGTATGCTTCAATACCGGCACCATGAAGGAACATCGCGGCGTCTACTGGGTCGGTCCACTGACGGACCGCCCGCTTGTTGACCAACTTCCAGCCGGGGACAGGCTGACCGGACTCGATCAGGTTCTGCGCCAGACCCTTCAGGTCGCTGATGAACTGCTCGATCATAGGCACCTGCTCCAGATAATATCCGATCTGATCGACAGGCATGGCTTCCAACTTGGCCTGCACAGCGCGGTCTACAGCGCCAGTCAGGATCGGGCAGATCGGCTTGGCAGGGCACCAGCGGCAGTGTTCGCCGTGCGCCATAGGCGCGTCGGGCTGACGCGACAGCTTGACGGCCCGCAGCAGTTCGGTCTCGAACTGAGCCACACGGTCTGGCGTCGTCATCCAACGCCGAACGTAGGGAGGCTGCACGATCACAAGTTCGACCTCGGTCACGCCCTTGAACAGCCACTCCAGCCCCGGCGTCCGCATGGCGGCGGCGGTATAGAACAGATGCTGCGCATTGTTCTCGACCTCGACGGTCACGCCGTCGCCAAACTTCCAGTCCAGCACGATCACGCGGTTGCCGATCCGGCCTAGCAAGTCGGCGCTGCCGAACACGCCAGGTAGGAAGTCACCGAACGAGACGCTGCTCTCGACGACGAACTCCATCGTCTTGTCAGCGTCGATCTCGTCCAACGCCTTCAGGGCGGAAATGAGTTTGCGCTCCAGCAGGTCTTCGGTGAACTCGACGTTTTCATATTTGCGACCGAGGAACTGCGCTGGCGATGCGTCGGTTTCCAGCACTTGCGCGATGATGTCGTGAAGCAGCGTGCCCTCGTCGGCGTAGCTGCTGCTGGGTTGGGGCGGCATCGTATCGACCAAGGCAACCGAGCCGGGGCAGTTGATGACGCGCTTGGCGGATGAACCGCCGACAATGCGACTGTGAGCAGCCATTTAGATAACCTTCCTTTACTGTTTGAGCGGCCACCATACAGGTACACAAATGTTTTGCAAGTCGGTTTACATAAATAATTTACATGCTAGAAAGGGGCATGAAAGAAAGCGAAATCGAGACGTATTTCTGCTGGGCCGTGATGCGGCTAGGCGGCGTCACCTACAAGTTCAAATCGCCCACCCAGCGCGGCGTAGCCGACCGGATCGCCTGCCTACCTGGCGGCATGACGTGGTTCGTCGAACTCAAGCAGCCCAAGGGGCGGCTATCTGCGCTTCAGAAAGAGTTTGCGCTTGAAATGCGAATCGCTAGCCAAGATTACGCGGTTCTGTGGACTAAGCAGATGATCGACGATTGGGTGCTTGATGTCCGCTCATTCTCTTAAGCTGCGGGCGTACCAAGAGGAGGCGGCGACGTTCCTCTATGAGCGCGACCGCGCCATGATCCTAGCGCCGGTCGGCGCAGGCAAGACCGCGCTCACGCTGACGGCCATGCAGGAGATGATTCGCGACGGACACGCTAAGCGGTGGCTCGTGGTGGCCCCCAAGCGCGTCTGTACGGACGTCTGGCCTGTTGAGGCACCCAAGTGGTCGGGCCTTGTTCCCGCCCTTGCTGTAGGCTCTCCAGCGCAGCGCGAGGCGGCCTTGGCCAGCGACGCGAGCGTGGTCGTCATTAACTACGACAACCTCATGAAGCTGAAGACGCTCGAAGGCTTCGACGGAATCGTCTTCGACGAGTTGACGCGGCTCAAGAACCCTAGCGGCGCACGGTTCAAAGCGCTCGACGCCCTGATCGACAGCGTGCCGATTCGCTGGGGCCTGACTGGCTCGTTCACCAGCAACGGGCTGGAGGACGTCTTCGGCCAGTGCAAGATCATCGACCGCTCGCTGCTGGGCCGGTCCAAGGGCGCGTTCCTCCAGACCTATTTCGTCTGCACCAACCGCGACTTCGGTGACTGGTCGCCGCGCCCGCACGCGCTGGCCAAGGTCATGGAGAAGATCCGGCCCGCCACCTACGTCCTAGAGGCGGGCGAGTACGCCGACAAGCTGCCGCCGTTGCATCTGGTCGAGGTGGCCTGCGACTTGGACGACCGCAAACCCTACGAGACCATGAAGAAGCAGTTTGTGGTCGAGTTTGCCGAGGGCGTCATCACGGCCAAGACCGCAGGCACGGCCACCAACAAGCTACAGCAGATGGCGTCTGGCTTCGTCTACAACACGACACGGACGGCGAGCGCTACCCCCGGCAAGTTCAATACGACGCAGGATGCCATTTGGTTCAGTCAAAGCAAGTTTGACAGGCTTGAAGAGTTGCTGGCCGAGAACCAACGCGACAACACCCTGATCGTCTACGAGTATCAGGAGGAGCTAGCCGAGCTGAAGCGCCGCTATCCGCAGGCTCAGACGCTGGACGACGACCGCGCCATCGAGCGCTGGAACGCGGGCAAGATCGAGATGCTGCTGGTCCACCCCAAGTCGGCGGGGCATGGGCTGAACCTCCAGTTCGGAGGCCACAAGATCGTGTTCGTCTCGCTGCCGTGGTCACTGGAACTGTTCGAGCAGACTATCGGGCGGCTGCACCGCAGCGGTCAGACCAAGCCGGTCTGGTGCTACGCGCTGCTATCGAATAAGACAATCGACTGGACGATCTGGGAGCGCTTGAGAGACAAGCGCGATCTGTCGGACATAGCCTTAGAGGAACTGAAGAATGGCTGAACAAGTCACTTGGCGCTGGCTGAATGCCAACGCATACCGCATGACCGAGGACGAGGTTCAGACGATGCTGGAAGACGAGATGGTCGGCGCTCGTCGTCCAGACATCATCCGCCGCCTACACCAGCGCTACTCCGCACTGCGAACAGCGCGGGAGCGTGATGCGTTGATGGCTCGATTAGGCCTCCATGCCGAAGCGTAGGCACCTAGCGCGGCCACGACTTCACGGTCAGCCTGTGGCGCGTGGCACAGTCTTCATAGGCACTCAGCACGCCGACCTCCCACTCTAGGCGAGCGGGGTCAATGGCTGGTTGCGGCGGGAGCGGCAGACTTGGGCACGGCGAGGCTAGGTTCGCCGGTAGCGACATTGGCGTCACGGACACCGTTGACGAGCAGGCCGTACATAGGGTCAGGCAGAGCGCACTCAGCAGGAACAGCGGGAGCGTCGCGGTAAAACTCCTTGATGGTGTTGGTACGCTGGACATTGACACTGGAAACACGCCTGCGCTCCTCTTCATATTGCGCTGATATAACGTCGATCTTGCCTTGCATGACCACACGCCGCTCTTCTGCGGCCTTGTAGGCTTTGGCCGCAGCAGACTTGGCCGCGCCGTCTCGGATGGCGTAGCCGGTAACACCGCCGCTGACAATCAAGCCGACGAACACAGCGATGGTGATAATCGGATTGTTCATGGGCGAACCGGCCCATCAGGAATGAAGGCGGCGATTGCCCCAACAGCCATAGAGACGTAGGACCACGGCGCGACCAAGGCAGACGCGGCTGCGACGCTTGTGCCGATCAGCAGCCAGGTCGAGCGTTCACTAAGGCGGGCTTTGATGAAGCTAAGCATTTTTTGGCGGGTCCGGATAGGTGGCTGACGGAAGCTGGATGTGCGGCGCGTCCTTGAAGGTCTTCCAATCGTAGCCGAACTCAGCTTTGACGCCGACATCCTTAGCGGCCTGCTTGAAGGCCACGATCAGCCGATCATACAAAGGCCAATCCCAACGGATTGAGCCTGCCACGAGCGGCGCTACGTCCACGGCGAAGCCATGCAGGTGCCGAGACTTCATGGTCTTGGACGCGCCTGACGCGAATAGCTCCTGCTGGCGCTTGATGGTGCGCAGGCCCTCAATGACCGTGAAGTCTAGCGGCGAGATCTCAAGCGCTCGCATGACGACCTTGACCAGATCGGGATGGACGCCGGTTAGGTTGAGGCTTGAGCGTTGGCTAAGATGGAAGGTCATCAGTTCATCTTCAGTACGATGCCGAGAAGAAGCATGATGATGGTCCCGGCGATAACTACGCCGATCCCTTCAATGCGCTTCAACCTGGCGCAAATGCCGTCGTAGCGCAGAGCGCATACTGCTTCGTGCGTGTCCAACCTAGCACCTGGATCTTTCTCTTCGGCCATAAAACGTACTCACTGTACTAATGCGTTGGTGGGGGCCTTGGCGGGTGCCAAAGCATTGACGGTAACGGCGGCGGGTGCCGACCAAAATGCGGGGTTAGCTAAGGCAATAGCGGCTTGGCGGCGTTGCGCGGTAGGAACCCGCACCAACAGTTGAGCTAAATTTTGTCCAGACTTAAAGCTCGTGACAAGTTGGGCTTCGACTTCGGGTGAGACGCGAAGGTCTTTAACGGCTGATGCTAACCGTGCTGCTGCTGCCAGTCTGGGCTGCATCGCTTGACCGATGAAAGATTTAACTGTGTCAGGAATGGTGCGGTCTTTCTTGAGCAGTTCAAGCGCTGCGGGGGCACCTGTTGCGGCCAGTTCGCCAGCGCGGGTGTCAAGCTCCAATTCTCCCGCAACTTTTTGCAAACCCGTGAGCCGTGACGGCCCCATCTGAGCACCCATCTCCTTAACGATGTCGTAGCTGCCTGGGCCAAAGACCGCTTCGATGGCGTCGGGATTGTCCCCGCGCACCAGTTTGACAAAATCGTTTGGAGACTCATCAAGCATCTGCATCAATTTTGCCGACAGTTGGCGGCGCTCGATGTCCCTCATACCAGTAAAGTAGGCGTTTTTGTAATCAAGCCAACCTTCGCCGCCTGCTTTTTTAATAGCATCATCAATTAAAGGGTTGATTTTGGTCATGACAGCGGCTGCGGCCTTGCGCTTGGACGACGGGTCAGAGCCAGCCATAAGCCGGTCTATGGTATCGCTGACAGTATTTTTTTGGATGCTATATAATGCTTCAGCATCAATAATGCCGCCGTTCTTTGATGCCCATTCGCTGACGTCGGACAAAACCGCACGAACGCTTTGGTTGACCTTATCGTTTCCTGCGTATTGCGGGTCGTTCTGCACGCGCACTAGGCGCGACGTCAGCGCGTTGGTGTCTAGTGGGTTAAGACCTGCTTCGGATATGTTCGCCGCGATCTGGTTGGCGTCACGCGCAGCCTTGCCCGCAACCAAGCTCTCAGCGGCGGATCGTTCGGACTGATCTTTGGCGACCTGCTCCAGCCTGATCATTGGGCCGGTCACGCGAGGCATCCCCGGCACAGGCTTGAAGTTCTGACCTTGGACGCGGGCGGCGGGGGCAAGACGCTCCATGCGCCGCACAGTCTCAACATCTGTCGCTGCTTGGCCTTCAAATTGACGCGCTTGCGCTTGAAGGTTTGGAATGTACTTGCCGCCGATGTTGGCGGTGTCCAGCGCCTCTTGGCGCATGGGGCTAGTCAGCGCGTTCAGGTTGGCCTTGGCGACGTCCTGCGCCATCAACGCTTCGGTCTGGGTTGCTCCGCCCGCCTGCGCGGCCAGCACGTTGGTGCGGGCCTGCGCCTGCTGCTCAAGAATTGGCACATAGGCAAGCAGTCCTTTGGGACCTTGCTCGATGGCCGACGCCAAACCCACAACGATCTGCGGGTTTTCGACGCCCATCGTCCGCAGTTGAGCCTGCACGGCATCCTGCGCTAGAAACTGCTTGGCCGTCATGCCTTCAGGGGCACTATTCAGCAGCGCAATGACGTCGGGCGCGTTGGGGCCAAGGGCTTTTTTAACCGCAGCCGCAGCAATGTCGGAACCCGTCTTGCTAAAGAAGTCGACCGCGCCGACAACGGCTTTACCGAACGGTACACCTACGATGGGCAGCACAGCCCCTATGGTAGCCCCCGCGTTCGGATCTTGCCCTGCAACCGCAGACGTAACTGCGCCGGTAGTCGCGCCCGTGCCACCACGAACGAGCGCATTGACGACTTCGCCGCCTGCCGAGGTTGGCTTCATACCTGTACGGAAGCCGCCGGTCTCCAAGCCTGCGGCGACCGGCGCAGCGTAACGTGCAACGGCGGGCACGGCTTTGGCTAGCGCTTTGACGGGCGCAGCTAAAGCGCCACCGACAGGAATTAGAGGTAAAGTCTCGCCTGCAAACTCACCCACCTTCCCGCCAAGGAACCGGCCGCCTGTGCGCTCGTAAGCGGCCCTATTACGGGCTGCGGCTTCGCGTGCGCCGGAAATGCCCATAGCTTCCGTCGCGGCGATTATAGCGGGGTCGGTAAACTTAGATGCGCCCGCGATAAGGCCCGTCACAGGCGACATCAGCGACTGACCCCAATCGGCTAGCGAAGGCCCGCGTGGGCCAGGGATGCCGCTGGGTGGTGCCTTGGGTTTAGCATCAAATTTATCAAAGGGGTTTCCGCCTGCGGCGGGAGCGGAATCAAATTGGTCAAACGGATTTGCCATTTATCGCCCCAAAACTTTTTTAGATGCACCCACCCCATATTTAGCATCAAATGCTGAAGCCATGCCGGGGTTTTTTCTGAGCATATCAATTGCACCTGCGGGCGGTGCAGATGCTGCTGGTGCGGGCGCAGGCGCATCTTCCGAACCGTCAGCGGGTTCGTAGCCTTCGCGTTTGGTGTTTATGTACTCCTTAAACGCTCCAAGTTTAGCTTTTATAACTCTAGCGTCGTCAAACGGCCCCGGCAAGAAACCATCCAGAACCTTAAGTTCTTGTGCCGATTGCGCGGTGCCCGCGCGTTCTTTAATAGCGGCGGACACGATGTTGTAGACAAACGAACGCGCTTGAATCTCGTCGTCTGTCATTTGCGATGCCACTAGTGAAGCACCCATCCGGCCTCCGGTCACGCCCCCGACACTGGTTGCCGCGCCCTTGCTAAACCCAAACGCCGTTGGGGTTTTTTCAATTCGCGCTAGAGCGGCATCTACAGTTTTATCGGTTGCCACTAGGCCGCGATAGTCTTTTTGTTCAGCCTTTGACAATTTGCTAAGGAAGTCGCCAGAGCCTTTTGCCTGAAGATTTTGACCGCGAACGGTGACATTTTGACCGGCAAGTGCCGTGGCTGCGCCGATGTCTTGCCCGCGCATAGTGACCTGTTGGCCTGCCTTAGCCGTCGCGGCAGTCATGTCTTGACCGCGCGTAGTAACGTCGCGAGTCGCTGCGGCATCCAACGCCGTTTGTTGTTTGCCTATGTCTAGCAACCCAAACATTGTTTTTTGTTTCCACGCAGGCATATCCGCTTCCTTTTCAGGAATCGTAGGCAAAACGGCGTCTGCCTGCGCTTGAGTTAGATCACCGGCAGCTACGCTACGCGCCAAGTCCGCACGCGCACTTTCAGGCGTTGTAAACTGAAGAACCCTTGTAAGGGCATCGAGTTTTTTAGCGTTTGTTTCGTTACGCTCAGCAGTTTTTAGCGCCAGTGTGTCTGTGTCGTATTTTACGTTCGCCGTCCGTGTTTCCGTTAGATTTTTAAACAAGGCAGGTGCAAGGTTCGGCGCAACCTTAAACGCCGCCGCCTGCGCTTCGGGATTATAGGGGTCGTAATTTGGCTGGCTAATTA